TCAGAGAGCCACCCGTGTCGTCCACGGCGTAAGTGCTGCCAGCGCCAACAACGAACCTGTCGCGCAAGTCTGGTGTCCCGTTCGCACCGTCGCACAGCGCCCATCCTGGCGGTACGGCGGTAATTGCCCCCGACCACATGACGATAACGCCGGCGGGTATGCCGTCCTGGGCTGTCTGCGCGTTGGCAGCGGCCTTTTCCGCCCAGTGGAAAGCGCTGTAGCCTGTGTTGCCGGCACTATCGGAGACCGACTGATCCTTTGGTGCCTCGGCCCAGTCGTAGGCCTCGTCCCGGTAGGTCTGCGCCTGGCCTTCGGCATTGACGGCGCCGGTCTCGGCCGTCTGCGCGGTGCTGGCGCTATCCGCCGCTTTTGCGGCGTGGTGCAGGGCGCTGTGTTTGCCGGTGTCCTGGCCCGTGTCGGCGTCGACGACGGTGGTGTCCTCGACTTCCGTCGCCCACCGCTCGGCAGTCGTCTTGTGTTCCCCGGCGTCGGTCTCGGCGACCTGAGCAGCATCGCGGGCGGACTGCGCGTCGGTCTCCGCCTGCTGGGCGTCGTCGCGCGCGGTTTGCGCCGCATCGCGGGCAGCCTGGGCATCGTCCCGGTGCTGCTGCGCATTGGTCTCGTAGGTGTCGGCGTTGCTCGCGCTCGTGGCGGCACTGCTCGCGCTGTTGGCCGCGTTCGTCTCGCTGGTCGCGGCGTTCGACGCGCTGGTGGCCGCGTTGCTCTCAGAGGTCGCCGCCGCGCTCGCGCTGGCGTCAGCCTTGGCCGCGTGGTGCCGGGCGGAATAGCCGGAGTTGCCGTCGGCGTCCGTGACCTGGGTGTCTTCGGCGGCGGTCGCCCAATCCTGCGCGTCCGTCTCGGCCGTGGCCGCGTCCGAGGCCGACGTGCTTGCGGCGGACGCCGAGCTGGCCGCGTTGCTCTCAGAGGTCGCCGCGGCGGAGGCACTGTCCGCTGCCTTCGCCGCGTGGTGCAGGGCCGAGTAGTCGCCGGTGTCCTGGCCGGTGTTCGCGTCGACGACGGTCCTATCCTCGGCCTCGGTGGCATAGCGCGCGGCCGTGGTCTCGTGCTCGCCGGCGTCGGTGGCGCTGGCCGCGGCGTTGCTTTCCGACGTGCCGGCGTTCGACGCGCTCTCGGCCGCCTTGTTGGCGTGATGCAAGGCCGAATAGCCCGACGTGCCGTCGCTGTCGGTGAACTGGCTGTCCTCGGGGTGTATCGCCCAGCCTTGCGCGTCGTCGGCGGCGTCGGCGGCTTGATTTAGGCCTTGCACGACAAGGCCATCGACCCAAGCGCCCCCGTTGTAGACGTAATCGCGGTAGTCGTCGTCCACAACTAGCACGCGCCAGCCCTTTTTCGGCCCCGAGAACGTCCATCCGCCGGCGCCGTCAGGGGCGGCGATCTCGTCCGCGTGGCCGGCCCAGTCGCCGGTGGCGCCCGACGGCACGATGTAGCGATCGTCCTGGTCCGGGCTGGCCGGCGGCGTCGACGTGGTCTTGGACTCGATCAGGAAATGCCCGAGCTTGCTGATCTGCTCGATGTCGCCATCGATGCCGGCCACGGCCCGGCGCACCAGCGACACCGCCTCGTAGTCGCCGGGATTAATCAGCGGGTAGCCGCGGAAGGGCGAGAAGTCGCGCGTGACCGCGTAGGCGACCTGGTTGCCGCTCTGCCCCTGGTAGGCGGCCGACAGCGTGATCTCGCCGTCGTCGACGACGGCGGCGATCTCGTAGTGGAGGCCCTGCCCGGCGACGGCGAATAAGTCGCCGATCTGAACGAAGCTCGTGAAGGCGGTGTTGTTGCCCTTCACCGTCGCCGAGCCGTTGGTGACGTCGACGGTGCCGGCCTGGTACTGGGCCATCTACAGCGTCCCTTTAGTTCGTCAGAAGCATGGTTTAGTGGAGCTGTTTCCGCCGGGGCTACGGGTCGTAGATCGTGAGGTTCCGGAACCCGCTTGCATCCGGCGGACCTACGCGCAGCTCTTTCCAGCCGGACGAATTGCCGCGCTTGATATAGACACCGGTGTGTGAGCCGCCCGCCTGGCTTTGCTCCAGCCGTAGACGTCCCTCATTTCCGCAACGAAAATACATGTCATCGCGAGATGTGCTTTGGTAAATTTGCGTGTTCGGATCAAACTGAAAGCGAAAGCTTGTTGCAAAAACTTCGTAACTGTCGTTTATGACAATATTATTGTTCACTTTGTATCCATCGTCTGCATCAAAATGGCTGCCCGACTTGATGCTACCAAAAAGAGTTTCTATGCTTTGATCGCCAGTAGAGTCAGCTATAAACAACTGTTGCCCAAAAGACATCGACTTGCCGTTAGCATTAACAAATTCCACGACCTGACCAGAAGCGGATAGGTTTTCGACATACAATGTTTGCTGTGCCGGGTCATTAAATCCAGCCAATTCGATACGACCGGAGCCGGCGATAAAAACGTCTTCGGTGCGCAGCTCGCCGGAGGTAATAAGATCGGCCGACAATTCGTCGATCTGGGCGCTTCCGATAGCCGCGTTTTGGATTTGCGCGCGGCCAACAGCGGCGTTCGCTATGTTCGCGTTGGTGACGACCGCGTTCGCCATCTGCGCGGTGTCGGTGATCACCGCCTGCCCGGTGACGAGCTGCTGGCCGGTGATCGTGCCGGCGAGCACGTTGGCTCCGTGCGTGAAGGCGTCGCCGCGGCCGACGGTCAGTTTGGTGCCGCCGCCATAGGCCGCCAGGACGATGGTGTCGGTCGCGGCGAAGTTCTGCGGGTTCGTCCCGGTCGAGAGCGCGCCGTCGCCCTCCTTGTAGTAGATGTAGAGCGTGCCGGAGCCCGGATAGCTGGCCGAGTCCGCGCTAACGCTGTAGCTGGTCGTCTGGCCGTTGCGCGTGACGTGGACGGTGCCGGCCTCCCAGGAGACTTCGTTCGCCTGGGCGTCGGTCGACATGCGCAGGCCGTCGAGGGCGAAGGTCGGAACGAACTCCTCGATCCCCGCGGTCTCCACGGCCAGTTCGTCGCTGATGTTCAGCGTCGACGGGTCGTCGTCGTAGTAGGTGTCGGCGTGAGCGACCCGCACGTAGTATTGCGTGTTCTCGGCCGCATCGACGAAGAAGAAGTCCTGCGCCCCGCGCGCGGCCGGCTCGGTCTGCGCCGGGTCGAAGCCGGGTGTCTTCGACAGCCAGACCAGGGTCTCGGCGTAGTCGCCCTCCGACGGCGCGTCGTAGTTGACCACCACGTAGCCGGGGCCGCCGTTGACGCCCAGGCCGGTCGGCGCGGCCGGCGGCGGGTTGGTGACCGTCAGGCTTTCCGGGTTGACGGAATAGGTTCCGTTCTGCCGGCGCGAGAACACCTTGACCGTGAACTCGCGGAACGGCCCGCCGTCGTCCAGGTTCTTGTCGTAGGTGTACTCCCAGCCCGGCGACAGCGTGACTTCCTCGCGCTTGATCTCGCCGCCGACCTCGACCTGCACGACGAAGTCGAGCTGGTAAGGGTCGCCCTGCCCGGTCTGCGCCCCCTGGGGCCCGTTGAACTGGTCCGCCTGCGGCTGCGAGAAGGTCGGCCGGCGCCAGTCGAATTTGGCGTCGCGGTTCTGGAACACCGTCGCGTTGGCCTGGTTCTTCAGCTCCAGGCCGGTCGGCGGCGGCGGGGCTTCCTTCGTCTGCGTGCCGGGCGTATCGACCGACACCTGCATCCCGTTGTCCGGCTGGAAGTCTGAGACTTGCCCGTCGTGATCGACCGTGCGCAGCCGGATGCCGTGCGTCCCGTTGGAGACGTTCTCGATCGTCGTCTCGTTCTGCTCGGTCGTCGCCACCGTGCGCCAGGTCCCTCCGGGCGGCTGGTGTTGAACCTCGACGCGCGCGGCGCGGCCGTCGTTCGGCGGGTTCCAGCCGACGTTGAGCGCGGTGCGCGTGCCGGAGCCGGTGTGCGTCCAGTCGGTGCGGATGGCGATGTCGCTGGGCCGCGCCAGGCGCCCGCTCGGCAGGGTCGTGAATGGCGGCTTCTCGAAGACGAACGTGTCTTCCACCCGGTCGAACTTGTCCGGGTTGTATTCGAGTGCCGTCACCTCGACGACGTTCTTCTCGACCTCGCGGACGTTGACCACGCGGAACAATCGGCTGGAGACGTTGGACGCCGAGAGCGTCCACATGGCGCCGGTGACCGGCACTTGCGGCAGTCCGGAGCCGAGCTGCAGCGTGTTGGTCCTAAAGGTCTGCTGAAACGGTGCCTTGCCGCCAGGGTCGTAGACCGCCCTCTCGGCAAGCGTTCCGTCGGGCATGACGACAGAGAACGCCGCGGACTCGCCGGCCTCAAACGTGATCTCGCTGTCGATCTGCACTTGGTTGAGCGCCGGCACGCTCACGACTCGCCCGCCCTGGCGCACGCCCATCACCATCGGGTCGGCGATCTTGATCACGTCGCCGGGCATGACGGCCTGGCCGTCGGCGACCATGTGGTCGAAGCTCGCCCGGTAGGTGACCGTCTCGATCTCGGTCGCCTCGGTCTGCAGGATCCAGCGACCGATCCGGTAGGCCTGCCCGCGGCTGGTGCAGCCGAACGCCGAGACCCGCTTAGGCTTCCAACCAAACCGACGCACCCGGTCCTCGTCTTCGACAACCTGCGTGTCCGGGCTGTAACCTTCGGCCGGATTGTTCCACTCGACGATGACGACCGAGTGCTGCGCCTTGTAGCCGGTCTGCTCGTACGTGAACTCGCCGCCGATCACGTTCGCCGGCGCGACCAGGATCACCGGCTCTTTCGGCCGGTCGGCCGTCGCGGTCGCGGCGCCGGAGGTCCAATAGACCATGCCGCGGAAGACGCTCGCGACCATCTGCAGGACCTTGAACGCCTCCTTTTGGGTCCGGATGACGCCGTTGAAGGTCCAGCGCGGCTCCTTGCCGCCAAACCCGTCGTCGACGCCGACGAAGGCCCCGCTGCTGTCGACCGCGTCGCAATACTGCGCGATCTCGTACAGCGTGAACTTGTCGACCTGGCTGCGGTCGACGAACTCACCCAGGCCGTAGCGCGAGTTGTTGATCAGGTCCCACAGCACCCAGGCTGGGTTATCCGACACCGCGCGTTTGAAGGTGCCATCCCAGGTGCCGCTGTAGTTTCGGTTCACCGGATCGTAGTTGGACGGCACCTCGATGCGGATGCCGTCGATCTCGTAGGACCGGCGCGGGATCCGGTTGCCGACCGCCTCCGCGTCGATCGCCGCCACGATGTAGGCGGTGTCCGGATACTCCAGCTTGTGGTCGACGATCTCCGTCAGCCGCGCGAAGAATGTCCGGTTTTGTTTGCGCGAGCTGTCCTGGTCGTTGGAGATCCGCTGCACCCGCACCTGCCACGGCGGGGTGTTCGACGGCATCTCGATCCGGTAGGACAGCTCGAAGGGCGAGTTGGACTTCTCGTTGACGATCCGCTCGTTCTTGGCGAGCGACCAGGTGTTGCCGCCGTCGTCCGACACCTCGATGTGGAAGTGGATCGAGTAGGCTTTCACATCGCCAGTGTTCGGGTCCATCTGCTGCAGCGCCGGCATCCGGACGGTGACGCGCGCCGCGTCGACGTCGGCGTCGGTGATCTCCTGGACGACCGGCTCGCCCTTTTTGACCTCGACGTTGATCTCGCGCGGCCGCTGGACGTCCTCCAAGCCGGACGGCGGATTCTGCTCGGTAAGGCCTGGGCGGGCTATAAAAGCGACGCCGCTGATGTTGCGCGTCCCGTCCGCCGCGGCGATCGGCGTGCCGTTGATCTTCACGCTCTGCTCGCCGTTAACCAGGCCGCCGATCACGCCTTCCGAGAGGACGTCGGCCACCTTCGCCACCGAGCGCGTGCGGATCGTGTTCGGCTGCTCGGACGGGACCGGCGGGGCGCTTCCGCCGCCGCCCTTGCCGCCGCCACCGGCGCCGCGAATCGGGTTGTCGAATGGCGATGTCATGAAAAAGCCTGTTCGCCTGGTTGCGTCGCTAAGCAGACCGGTCGCTATACGGACCGCCGCCAACGCCGCTACGGTCCCACCAATTGCCGCCACCAGGGCCGGGCTGCTGCGACGACGGCCCGCCGGTGATTTCCGCACCGGTCGGGGCGCTGTCGTTGTACGGGTCGCCGTGCTCGGACGGGTTGTCGTGCACGTTGCGGGTGAAGACGAACACCGCGTTGGCGATGTCCTTGCCGCGCAGCTCGTAGGTGATCGGCGGGTTTTCGTCGGCGTTGAACGTCCGTCCCGCCTCTGCGGCGATGAACTTGCTCACCTGCAGGTTGCGCACCTGCGTGTTGGGGTCGGTATTCTTGAACAGCTGGAAGGTGTACCACTGCTCGCCGGGCGGCAGATCGAAGTCGATGGTGTAGGTCGCGACCTCTGTGCCGTCCGGGTCGGTGCTGATCGATACGGACGCGCTCACGTTCGTCGGCGACGGCGGCCGGTCGACGGTGGGGTCGGTCAAGCCGATCTGGTCGGTCGTGATCCCGGAACTCACGACCAGCGACCCGACCTCGAACCGGCCGTAGACGAGCGGCACCGGATGCCCTTGCTCCGTCACGTTGACCGGCCGGCTGAAGAAGAAGCTCGGGTTCTGATCGGCGCTCTCCCGGTCGCCGGCATCAAGGCTCGCCGGGTCGGCGGCCAGCATCTGGCTGGCGCCGGACAGGACCATGCCCGCGCCGGCGAAGATCAGGTTGCCGCTGGTGATGGTCGCGCCGGCGACGTCGGCGACTGCGGTGCCGAGAAGCGGGCCCCCGGCACCGAACGCGCCGAAGCTGGCCGCGATGCCGACGCCGGCGAGCGCGACGCCCAGGACGATCTTGGCCGTGCCGTCGTCGCCCGCGCCGGCGGCGACCGGCACGATGTGCACCTCCGGCATCGTATCGCCCAGCCGCAGCCCTACCTGGTCGTTGGCGAGCTGGTAGGCGACCTCGCGCGCGCTGTCCCCGGCGACGACCCGGTAGCGACCGCTTTCCACGGCCTCGCGCCAGCCCGGGTACTGGACGCGGAAGGCGTTGCCGATCTCGGTCACGGACGCCGCGTCGAAGCGGTGCGGGCCCTCGCCGAACCGCTCGGCGAGCCGGCCATAGAGGTAGACGTCACGGATCATAGCGCAGCCAGTGCGTGATGAAGCCGGCCTGCTCGTAGCGGGTCACCGGCTCGTGGCGGCTGAGGCGGCCCATCAAGTGGTGCAGGCCGAGCCCGTTGCCGGTGTAGACGCCGCCGTGATTGGGCCGGTCCGTCATGATGTTGGCGAGAAAGACGTCGCCGACGTCGCGCGTCTCGCCGGGGCGCAGCTCGCGGAAGCCGGCGACGGCGAAGTTGTCGCGGTAGAGATCCTGGCCCGCCGACCACCAGCCGTCCGACCGCGGGAAGTCCGGCAGCACGACCCCGCGCCGCTGCCAGTACCAGGCGCGGATCAGGCTGTAGCAGTCGTAGACGCCGTGGATGAACGATCGCCCCACGAGCGCGTGGTCGAGCAGGCTTTCGTCCCACCAGAACGGCTCGCTGGCGCGCGTGCCGTCGGTCACCGTGATGCCCCAGGTAACGGCCGTGTCGCGCTGGCCGCGCATGTCCTCGGCCGTCGGGCAGAACGGCGAGAACCCGGGCGGCCGGCGGTAGCGGCCGTTGTGCTCGAGCATCCACGCCTCGGCGTCGGTATGGCTGTGCACGACCGCTTCGATCCGGCCGCGATAGGTGACCCAGACCTGCGGGTCGATCTCGAAGTTGGTCTCGGGCGTGGCGGCCTTGTTGGCCTGCGGAACGTAAGTGCCGTCGACCACCAGGCCGCACGCCTCGTGCGGATAGCGCGCGATCGCGTCCGCCTTGATCGCTTCGGCGACGCTCTGGGTCATCGGTTCCGCCGCTGCGCCAGTCCCGGGAAGCCGCGGAACGGCATCCGGCCCCACTCGCGCGCCTGGGCCGCGTCACCGGACGGGTGCTTGAAGCGCCGCTGGCAGCCGGTGCCGAGCAGCTTCGAGCACTGGTCCTTGGCCGGGTCCGCGACTTCGTTGCCCTGGACGTCGAAATACCGTCCGTCGCTCTGCCCCTCCTGGCCGGTATAGGGGCAGGTGACGCCGGAATAATCGAAGCTGCCGCTGTTGCCGTCGTAACGCCGGTAGGTGTGCGAGCAGTAGTCGCGCACGGCGAGCCTGCGCGGCAGCAGCGTCCCTTCCTGGTCGACCACCGCCGCCAACTCGAACTCCATGAACACCTTGTTGCGCCGCGACAGGCGCTCCACGCGATAGATGTCCTTGCTGAAGATCGCGTTGGGGTCGGGGTTGTCGCCGTCGTCCAGGAAGTGCCGAAAGGTGCGGATGCGCGTGAGCGTGCAGCCGATCAGGCCGTGGTTTGCCTGCACGATGCCTTCCAGCACCAGATTGACGTTGGACAGGCGAAGCGTCGGTGTCGGCATCGCGCCCTCGCCCGCCCATTCGAACCCGTCCGCCTCGATCGGCAGCGGCTCGTAGGTGACGCCGTCGAACTTGAGCTTGCTCTGCGTGGTGGGCCCGCCGGCGGTGTCGGAGGTGAAGTGGTAAACGCCGGCGCCGATCGCCTGGCAGTCCAGCTGGAACAGCTCGACCAGGGCCTCGGTAGTCAGCTGCTGCGCGTGCT